TTGAAATCTGGGATGAGACCGATCCGGCCGAAGACATAAAGGTTCCGAAGGTAATCCTAGGCCAGACCTTTCGTGTGGTCGGATTCCTGAAAGACGGGTTCTTACGCGCCCGCGTAGAATCTGCGGGGGTGAAATACGACAGGGGGGTCATTCTTCGGGTCGACCCTGATTGGGTGTACCGCGTGCATTATGCCCCGTAAATGAGGAATGAGGGGCATTCCTCCCGCCTTGACAACTGCATACTCAATTGGTATTGTAATTGAGCAGCACTACCCATTGACCGAGGGGCTCGACAATCAGGTTTGGCCCCACACAGATGAGAGGGATTCTCATGGCACCAACCAAGTCTCGCGCCAAGAAGTCCACGAAGCCGGCAGCGCCGGTGGTCGAGGACGACATCGAGGACGACGACGAGCTCGAGGAGCTCGAGGAGGACGAGGTCGAAGAGGCCGCTCCGAAGAAGTCCACTCGCCCGGAGGTCACCTTCGGGGTCAGCGACCTCTCCAAGTACCTGGTCAGCCAGGGGCACAAGGTCGACGCTCGAGGTCTTCGCACCCTGATCCGCAAGATGGCTCGTGACGGCAGCAACCGGGTCGACCGGGAGATCGTCGCCGGCAACCGCACCCGGTACGACTGGCCGAAGGGGACCAAGGACCCGGAGGTCAAGGCCATCATCAAGGCTTTCTTGGGCGGCGAGCTCGAGGAGGACAAGAAGGAGAAGCTGCAGGCACTGAAGGACCGCAAGGCCACCGCGGACAAGGCGGCGGGCAAGGTCAAGGGGAAGAAGACCAAGGCCGGCAAGAAGGCCAAGCCCGCCCCAGTCGTCGAAGATGACGACGAGGATCTCGAGCTCGAGGACGACGACGAGTAGTCGCCATCTCTTGCGGGTTCTCGAGCCCGTGAATGCAGGGCCCCTGGGGCATCTCCTCGCCTCAGGGGCTTTGCTTTGTGTGTGTATGTTATCGAAGGCGTCCCATTCAATCCGTATCGTTTGAGATATGCCCATCGATATGATGCCCCTCGCGAGCCCTGCTTAGTCGATAGGGATTGATTCTGGGCTCTCGTAATCGGCATCCCCTCGCACTGATTAGGGCGATTGGGCGTTACCGGAATGATGTATCACTAACCCCCAAAATATAGTTTGACAAAATTGACGGGATATGATTGAATGATTACCTCGCCTCAAAAGGGGGCGGGGCACAACTCAACAGAGGAGAGACCTCATGAAGGTTGGCGCAACACAGGCCAATAGGGTCCTGGATCAACTCCTAGGCATGGGCGAAGGGGATCGGGTCAATGTTCTCTCTGTTGCCAGAGAGTACGCTGATAGCCCATCCGTTCGGGGCATGAGTATGCCCGCGGGAACGAAGTTGATTCGACAGCTCGAGTTCGCACTGGCCGAGCTGAAACTTGCACCACTCCCTACGATACCCACACAAGAGGGAACCATGCAGGTCCAACATGAGTTTGAGGACGCTGATTCCGGTGATGAAATCAAACTCGAGTATGGGATGACCTACACGGTAGTCTCAACCTTCGCCGAGATGATGGGTGATCAAGATAAGCCAGAACTGGTTTTCACCCACCGGGTTCGCTTCGGAGTCCATCCCTGATCCTCAACCCTTCGGCCGCTCAGGCGGCCGGAGTGGTGTTTGTTGACCTTTATGCGCGGATATGATAAACTACTAGGGCAATCAATTCTTGACCGAGGAGAAACAATGACAACAAAACGCGATGAGTTCATGGACATCTTCCATGCTTATTTTCCCGCAGGAGGTCATGATGCAGAACACTGCGAGAAGTTCGCCGACCTGGTGATGCAGCTGTTCGGGTACTCCACTGGGAGCGCAACTCTTGCTCGCCAGTGTATCTCAGACACTGGCAAGAAGATCGAAGCTGTCAAGTTGTACAGGGCCCTAACTAAGGCTACCCTGCAAAAGGCAGTCGTTATGGTCAACTCGGTGTGGGAAAGTACCCCTCATGTCTAGATATGTACTGGTCGAGTTCGAGTCCAACGAGGCTGCTGACCAGTTTGTAGCCAAGACCATCGCGAAAACCGCACGGGGCGCTCATTACCGGGTGATCGGGTTCTTCGCCAAGCCCCGTAACTTCTGCGAGTGCGGCCCCCTGACTGAGCGCCAGCAAGGATCGGAAGTTACTAGAGGGGCTAAGTACGGATGGATGGTTCATCGCCGCTGCGGTCGCCCTCGCCGGCAGGCATCTCACTCACCAAGGAACCTGATGGATCCAGTTGGTACTTACCCTCGAGACACAACCTCTTACCTGCACCTCGTGGGTGAATGGGCTGGCACCAATCGAGTGGGTACATTACTCGAGAACTTCCCCATCGCGGTCAAAACCAGAGAGGATGACAAATGACTACCTGGGAACGAGTCAAGGAGCGGAAACGCCTCAACACCCACGCTTCACCGAGGGACTGGAAATGTCTGAACGAGGAACACGTACTTGGTCCTGCGCGGTGCGTCAATCAACGCGAGTTGAGGTTTCACCTACGTATTGACCACGGCATAGGGATCCAAGATGTGACCACGCCCCTGGAGCTGGGCAGAGTGCATCTGCTAGCCCACACCCTGATCGTTTTTCCCGAACTTCGAGAACTCATCGGAGTCGGGGAGAAATGGGACTATCGGTGAAGTATCGCTGGAAGAAACGCCCCTACCGCCATCAGGTAGAGGCCGTCAAAAAACTCATCAGTACTGGATGGGGCGGCGCATTGTTGATGGAACCCCGGACCGGCAAAACCAAGGTGGTGATTGACTATGCTTCTATTCTTCATCTTGCTGGTAGGGTCAACAGGATTCTCATCTTCTGTCCTGTATCTGGGCTTGGTGTGTGGGAAGAGCAGATTGCAGATAACTGCCCAGTCCCCTACCGCATCACCATCTGGGACAGAAAAACCCGGCGAGGGCGAGTTCGTAGAGGGAGTCGCATAAGACCAGAACTTCCCCGGTTCGGTGACGATATGCTCGACTTCGTCATTATGAACTATGATGCTTTGTCCACCCCCGGCAGGGTGATCAAGAAAGATCCTGAGAATGGTGAGATTAGGCGCTCCAGGTCAAGGGGCGGCCGATTCGACATCAAACGCCAGGTTCAATCCTGGCAACCACAGATGATGGTCCTAGACGAATCGCATCGCATCAAGTCACCCAGCGCGCGCAAGACCACCATGCTGCTATCCTTGCGTGAGATACCAGATTATCGGATTATCATGACCGGTACTGTTGTGACCAAGAAGAAGCGAATCTTTGACATCTATGCCCAGTGGAAATTCCTCAACCCTGATCGCTTTGGTGAGATGACTTTCTCCGAGTTCAAGTCTCAGTACGGAAGGTGGATCAACCGAGATGGGTGGCAAAAGTGGTTACGGAATATCAACGAACGCGATCTCCATCGAAAAATACACCTCGATTCTTTCTCGATCACGCGTGAGGAGTGCTACGACCTACCCAAAGAAACCCTCGTCCACATCCCTATTGAGCTCGAGGAATCCGCCAACATCTATGACCAGATGGCGGCGGACATGGTTGCGAGAATTCAATCAGGTGAGATTACCGAAGCCTCTATCAAACTTGTGCAGGGACTCAGACTTCGGCAAATTACTAGTGGACTGGCTCGCACAACGCCATCAGCAGATTATCCTAATGGACGACTCGTTCAGATTGGAACTGAGAAACTTCGAGCCTGGCGAGATAGACTCGAGGATCTCATGGAGATGGACGAGAAGGTCGTCGTCGGGGCGCTCTGGAAAGCCGACATTACTAGGCTCAAGGCCGTATGCCTCAAGATGAAAATCCCTACCTTCGTAATCCGCGGAGGGATGAGGAAAGCAGAGCATGTAGCAGCATGGCGAGGTTTTGCTCAGGTATCGGGACATGCAGTCTTCATCGGTCAACCAGCGGCAGCAGGTGAGGCGATCGACCTATCGACTGCTTCTATCATGCAATGGTTCAGCCTCACGCCTTCCTGGGTCAATTATCGGCAATTCAGTGATCGCATCGCCCTCAGCGAGAAACCCACGTTCCATGAGTTCTTCCTAGCGCGCGGCACGGTCGATGAGCTACTCTATGATACTCTGCAGCAAGATGGTGATCTTGGTAAGGCAATGATAACCTCCCCAGAAAGATTACTCAGGGTTTCAGGAATGTCGGCATTGACTCGTCATAATCTACGTTATATGATCGACTAATATCCTGACCGAGGAGGTAACAAGAATGATCGTCGTAGAAGGTCCAGATGGGGGCGGAAAGACAACGCTGATCAAAGAAATCCAGGCCAACTTCCCGGTGACCATCGCACCAAAGATCGTCGGCACACAGGGTGAAGCTTTGACCAATATCCGGGCAGCGACTGAAGAGCGAGTACGCAGTCTCAATCAGGGTGTGGTATTCGATCGTCATCCGGTGATCTCGGGGCCGATCTACCATGTTGTACTAGGCGGACCAACCAACGCCTTCATGTTCGAGAACCCTGGTTGGCTCTGGGCCATGATCGAATTATTCTATCGCGCCCAGCCAACGATCATCTACTGTATTCCTCCTCGGAAGATCTGTCTCGAAGACAACGCAAACTCTTGGCCCGATGGTACAAACCATGACGACCGAGAAGCCATCTACGATCTATACCTTGCTCACCGAGGGAGGGATTTCAAAAACTCAGCTCACTACGACTACACAGAAGGATCGGGACATATGCGCTCGATCATGGGTTACATTAGCCGAGGAGAATTCTTCTAATGGGAAGAGCTTATCACTTCCACGATGTAGGCATGTTTCATCACAAGTTCGGGCTGGAGAATACAACCAATTCTCATCCTGGACCCCGAGAGGTACCTGAAGATCTGATGAGGTTTCGGATCAAGTTCATCTTTGAGGAGTTACAGGAACTGCTCGAGGGTATGGGATTCGACTTCCACATGACACTCTATGATGCTGCCATGGGCATGGCTGATGTTCTTATGGTCGACGATCAACCGATCTCAGATGAAGCTAAGCAGTTCGATGCCCTGATCGACCTTGTCTATGTGATCTACGGTCTTGCTCACCTCAAGGGTTACCCCTGGGAAGAAGGTTGGAATCGAGTACAGGCGGCTAACATGAAGAAAGTGAGGGCAGAACGCGCAGATCAATCTGAACGAGGTGGGACCTGGGACGTAGTCAAACCTGAGGGTTGGACACCTCCGGACATTGACGGATTGCTCAAGGAGTATGGCTGGTGAAACAAATCCATGAAGGTCAGATAGTAAACTCGAGTACTGCGATGGGAAGGGTTATAAAGGTAGTTATCCGTCCGGCAGAAGTTGGCCGAGGGCAGACTGAAGAAATCTACGTAGATTGGATGCTGGGTGCATACCTACCACGCAAGTACCCTAACTGGCCTTCATAACCAGATGTGCTCATCGCTCATCATGGCTGAAGCCAAAGACCTCGATCTGATCACCTCAGTCGATGTGCAGAAACACAACGTAATTGCCGAGGCAGACTCCCTGGAGTGGGAGTTTGACCTGAAGTCCATGTGGCTCACCCCCTCCCGGTGGACCATGATGGTTCGGCAGTATATAGACCCGGAGGAGTTCCAGGCATGGATGGACACAGTCACAACCAAGATCGGACTGCGGGGTCGCGGTATAGCCGTGATGAGAACCAAGATAGTAAAACCTCGTGGTGGAGCAGCAACTGGCCACACCAACAAAGAGACCAGGCGATGGGGCTCATGTATGCTCGCCATAAGTTACAAAGCAAAACCGGCACCGCAGATTACTTTGTATTCCAGGACCTCCTATCTCGGCTATATTGGAGCTCTCGATCTATCTGTCGCTTGGATGGTAGGGCGATACCTGGCTACTGCGATGGGGATCGATGTCTCGACATTCAAGTTCGTATGGATGAACGAGGCAATACAGTGGCACAATTTCAAGTCTCTTGCTTTCATGCTCAACAACGACGATCCTGATCTTCGCAAGGCTTACCGTCGATTGCTGATCAAGCCGAAGAGCAAGTTGAATCATGCCGAGAGGGAGGAACTTGAGATAGCCCCAGCAATTCGTCTCTCGAGGCAATGGCTCAGGAAGATGATGAAAGCTGACGCTGAAGGTGAGACCTACGGGGACATGACTTACAACACCTACCGACGAATTCGCCGGCGGTGGCATACCGAGGTGTTAGGGTACGACCGAGCGCAAGAGTTTGAGGGGTGGAGTTACTACAAGACTGGGGATAAAGTAGGGGAGCAAAAAGAGTTCTTCAAGGCATATCTGCCTCTGCCCAACTGCCGCATCGAGACACTGGATTTCCGAGGTATTGGGATGCCTCTTGCCGGTGTACAAGCAGTGGAGTACGAAGGCGGATTCGACGATGGAGAGGATGACGAATGATCGAAGATAAACTTACCCATGATGAACGACTGCGGTTGGAGTGTATTGCTCAAGCTGTAGCCCTCAACTCAACACGGTCAATGAATGCCGGTCGACCAGTCGACGGGGTAGTAAAGGATGCTCAGGCAATAGAAGAATATGTACGAGGACAATCATGAACGTTTGGGAAATAAGCGATCTAGAGCATTTCGATTCGCTCGTGTGCGAGGTTGGTCAAGCACTTCTGCAAGCGCCTCAGGTTGATGTGGGAAGCTGGCAGTCGCAAGACGTGAGGGATCGCCCAGAAATGATATCCTACGAACTTCAGCATGTCCGTATGGAGATCATAATTGGCACAACTTTCCAACCCAAACTTGCCATCTGCACCAAGGCAAACCTGCCCTGGGCTGAAGATCACTTCTGGGAACGAGTGAGTGGAGAACCCCTCAACCCACCGCCTAGCGAGGAGTGGTGGCCGTACGCTCAGCAAAACAATGCAGACCACAAAACCGATGAGAAGTTCTCCCATACTTACCCAGAACGATTCTGGCCGAAGTTCGCGGCTGTAGGTGAGAAAGCCCCCAACGGTCGATTAGAAGGAGTACCTCACCAGGGTATCCGGTATGCTTATGGAGACCTTGACGACGTAGTCAATCAGCTGATCAAGCAGCCGGCAACTCGACAGGCTTACCTGCCTGTGTGGTTCCCCGAGGACACAGGGGCAGTAGAGGGGCAGCGAGTCCCCTGTACGCTGGGATATCATTTTCTCCAGCGAAACGGCTACGTGGACATTGAGTACAACATTCGCTCATGTGACTTCATGAGACACTGGCGGGATGATATCTACTTGGCAGGGAGATTACTACAATGGGTCTGCGAAAGGCTGGATGGTTTCACTCACCCTCACCCCAAGAAACTGGTAATGAACATCGGGTCACTTCACATCTTCGAGGGAGATCGAACAATGTTAACCAGTCAAGTCAAGGAGCTCAAGACCAAGCTAGACAACGCCAAATACTCGCGCATCGCGTCGGTCTTATGAGGCCCACACGCGATGAGGTGCTCATGGAAACAGCTAGACTCTGGGCCCATCGTGGCACTTGTAATCGTCTCCGAGTGGGAGCTGTCTTTTCTCGAGGCGGCCGAATTCTGGTCCAGGGTTACAATGGAGCTCCCAGTGGGCTTATACACTGTGATCACCAGAACGGAGAACCCTGCACTCGCGCAGTACACGCTGAGGCTAATGGGATTGCCTGGGCAGCCAGAAATGGGGTTGGGTTAGAATACTCAGAAGTTCACATTACGAACTTGCCTTGTCCCAACTGCGCATTACTAATGATCAATGCCGGCATTGCCCGAGTTGTCTGGGATGAGGATTATCGGATACGAGACTCACTTACCTTATTCCACGAAGCATCGATTTTAGTCGAGAGATATGGTAGTATTGCTTCATGATTCCCGGTAACCCTAACTGCCAACTATGCAAGCTCCATCGCCAAGCTGATGATGTTTGTATCATGGGCGAGGGTCCATTGACCGCTTCTGTCATGGTAGTCAGCCGGATGTCTAACAGCGCATCGTTTCAATCCACTCTCGAGACTCAGCTCAGGGAGGTTGGACTAGAACCTGAGGACATGTACTTCACTCAGGCAATCAAGTGCCGAAACTTCGAGCAGAACTCAAGTAATACTGACGTCAAGACCTGCAAGACCTACCTTGACCTCGAGATAGAAACAATCAAGCCTAAGTATATCCTTGCCCTCGGTAATGAAGCCTTACTCGCGACTACAGGACACTCAGGAATCATGAAGTATCGAGGGCGGGTGATTGATCGCGAAGGCCATCTTGTCATTCCCACAATATCCCCAAGCGCCGTAAATCGCAACCCTGGCCAACGCCCAGGCTATATGGCCGACCTGCGACTCTTCAGTAATACCGTGCGCGGGATCGATATGCGCGGAGCTACGATCAAACCCCTGATCGTGGATGACATGGACAAGCTAAAGAAACTCAAGCGAATCCTCGAGAAATCAGTTTTGATCTCATATGACGTAGAAACACATAGTGAGGAATGGCGATCTGACGGTCGCATTGTCTCAGTATCCGGGACCTGCGAAGTTGAGCTGAAAGGTAAAATCCATATCTTTGGGTTTGCATTGCCTTTGTATCACCCTGAGAGCCCATGGAAAAAGACATGGCGAGCAGTACTTAGATTCTTAGCTCCGGCATGGACTAAGATCAAGAAGATCATTGCTCAGAACGGTAAATACGACGACAAGTGGATGAACACCTTCGGGTGTCCCCTGATCACAACGTTTGACACTATGCTCGCCATACATCTCCTCAACGAGAATGTACAAAAAGGACTCAAACCACAAGCACAGGCTAGACTTGGTGTGGCTCCTTGGGGTATCGATACTAAACAACTATTGACTACACCAATAGCTGAAGTATTAGAATATAACTTTCTAGACACCTACTATACCTACAAAATCTATCTTCAGCTCCGTGAAGAACTGATAGCACAACCTCGACTGCTTCGGTTGTTCAAGTTGCTAATGATGCCTGCCCATAAGGAGTTAGTATACTCCGAGATGCGAGGTATCTGGATAGATGTCGAACGACTCAAAGAACGTAAGCCAATTGCCCAAGCCAAACTGAAGGAGATAGAGAATGGAATTTCTCAGTTTCTTCCGAAGCCTGAGGATGAAGCTTGGCCAAAAGATAGACGAGGCAGACCATCACCAGTCAACTACAACGCATCCAACTTCGCTCGATGGTTCCTCTTCGAACATCTTCAGTTACCTGTTCTTGCTCGAGGCAAGGAGAAGGCCGATGGCTCCCCAGGAAGTCCAAGTATGGCTGAAGGAGTTCTTCTCGAACTAGAAACTGAACACCCAGCAGTACGGTTCATGCTAGATCGAGTACAGTGGCAAAAAGCCCTGAGTAGTTTCTTCAACGCATATGAGGAGATATACGATGAGGATCATCGAATCCACACGAACTTCAAACTCGCGGGTACTGTCACTGGCCGGCTTTCTAGTGGTAAGGCGGATGAAGATAAGATATCCGGAACGCGGGGTAAGGTACGAGGTATCAATCTGCAACAAGTTCCTCGTGATCCATTCATACGAGGCTTGTTCGGAGCGCCTCCAGGATGGTCTTTTGTGGAAGCGGATTATAGCCAGATTGAGCTTCGGATCGCGGCATTCCTTGCCCGGGAACGACACATGCTTCAACTATATTCCCAGGGGGCAGATATTCATCTTACGACAGCCGCTAGAATTGCGGGTATTCCTGAGTCGAGAGTCACTAAGAAGGTACGAAAAGAGCTGGGTAAACCAGTAAACTTCGGGTTCCTGTATGGGATGAGCTGGGCTAAGTTCATCATCACCGCATTCGTAAACTATGGAGTACGCTATGATGAATACGGAGCACGGGCTGCACGAGCCAAATACTTTGAACTCTATCCCGACTTACTTGCCTGGCACGCTCGTCAACGACGACTTGTGGAAGCTCACGGTCGAGTGCAATCCCCAATTGGACGTATACGACACCTACCTGACATTTACTCACCAGACCAGGGGGTACGAGCTGAAGCTGAGCGCCAAGCTATCAATAGCCCAGTGCAGGGATTTGCATCGGATCTGGCAGTCCTCTCCATGGTCCACATCACAGCCAAGTTACGCGACCTCGGTATGGCTGCGAACTGTCTTGGATTGGTTCACGACGCTATAAACTTTGAGATCCGAAACGACCACCTAGCTCAGGTTTTACCAATCATCAAGGATACAATGGAAGACATGAGCATAGTACGAAAGAAGTTCGGGGTACACATCGATATCCCCATCATTGCTGACATCAAAGTAGGGCAACACTGGGGAGATGCTGAAGAAATACCAGTTGACGCAGTATACGACTGGGATTCTTATTCCGCTCGGCATTGACGAGCATGATCCAAATTGATATACTGACATGGCAATCTTGACCGAGGGGATGTAATGGGGCTCTATACTGACGAGGCAACTGGCAAGTTGATTTCGACACACAGTATGTTGAAAACATTCCGCCGTTGCCCTAAGCAAGCAGAGTTCAAGTACGCCATGCGGTTGAAGCCCCGCGTACTAGCTAAGCCCCTTCGCAGAGGTACCTGGATACATTTACTCCTCGAGGAGTTTCACCAGGGGCGAGATTGGGAGAAACTTCACAAACAACTAAGTCGCAAGTTCGACGAGTTGTTCGACGAGGAAAAAGATTTCTACGGAGATCTGCCTCAAGAGATCTTTGCCATCATGCAAGCATACATCTGGCACTACAAGTTCGACCCCTGGAAGGTACTTGAAACTGAGTTCGTTCTGGAGACCGAGTTACCCGATGGAAGTATTTTCCGATGCCGAGTCGACATGCTCATCGAGAATGAGTTCGGCCTCTGGCTTGTAGATCACAAGTCACACAAGAGTCTACCCGACCATAACTTCAGATTACTCGACGGTCAGTCTGCCCTTTATATCTGGTGCGCGCTACGCAACAAGATCCCAGTAGAAGGTTTTATCTGGAACTACCTGCGATGGAAGCCCCCGGGAAAGCCCAAGCTTGCTTATGCAGGTACATCTCGGCAGCGGTTATCTCTACGCGAGATAGAAACTGACTACCCGACATACGTAAAAGAGCTGCAGCGCCTGAAGCGAGAGGAGGGCCTGAGGATCACCAGTGCTTACTTAGCCAAAGCTGAGGCTTTGAAACGACAACGGTACAAGCACGGTGAACCTCAGACCTCCCCTTTCTTCAGGCGCGATACCCTCGAGAAGTTGCCGGGCATGCTACGCCGTGTGGCTCTCGAGAATTACCACACCCACAAGAGAATGCACTCTTACGACTTCTCGAACACTGACTCAGTTGAGCGGGTGGTCGATAGAAGCTGCGGTTTCTCATGTTCCTACACTGACATCTGCACATCCCAACTCATGGGGGGGAACATCAACACCCTTATCAAACAAAACTACACTCTAGGTGATCCCATGGACTACTACAAGGATGACAAGATGCCAGATCGGAATGAAACCTGATGGCTAAGGATTACGCGGCGATTGCTAAGAAGAGGATCACCAAGCCGTCTAAGACCAATCGACTGCCCAAGATACATATCTATGCTGGGCATAAGAAGGGGAAGACCAACTTCTGCATGAGCGCCGGTATCGACAACGTACTCATTCTCGACCCAGAGCACGGTACCGATCCTTTCAAGAAGAAGGACCCAAACGTCTGGCACATCGATACCTGGGCTGACACCGATGATGTCTACAACTACCTGAGGTTGGGGGATCACCCGTTTGAGTGGGTATCAGTCGATGGGCTAACCCGGTTCTCCAATATGTCTCTCAGGTATATCATGGGTATCGCTGAAGAACGATCGCTCGAGCGCAAACCCGGTGTGGTTGACCGACGCGATTACTACAAGGCCGGCGAACTCATGAAGGAGTTTCTCACCAAGTTTCATAACTTGCCGATGGGAGTCATCTACACCTCGCAGGAACGTATGGTCGAGATTGAGGCCGACGAGGATGAGGATGAGGACGCAGAGTCGGCAGCTGCAATGTTTGTCCCAGATTTACCGAAGGGGGTGCGGGGCTCAGTCAACACGCTGGTCGATGTTATCGGCCGGCTCTACGTAGTGAATGTGGAGGTCAAGGGAGAACAGAAACGACAGAGAAGACTCTGGATCGGAGAGTCAGTCAAGTACGACACCGGTTATCGATCCGACTATGCACCGCTGCCGGATATGATGAAGTACCCCACCGTACCGAAGCTGGTCAAACTACTCGAGACCGGTTCAACCAAAGCCAAGTGATTTGGCTGAGAGGAAAAGCTAATGCCAAAGGAAGTCAAGGCATCCGCCAAGGTCATTGACATGACCAACGTCAAGGAGGGTGGCGCTCGCTTCAACAAGAAGCGGGTGGAAGAGGGAGACTATCTCGCTCGAGTCACCCGGGTCGAAGACGCTGCAGTCAAGAAGGGAGAGAACAAGGGGCGATTCCAGTGGCTCTTCACCATCAGCCTCGAGAAGCACCCCAACGCGAAGTACCCCTACTACTGCCAGCTTGAAGAGAATCAGCTCTGGAAGGTTCGCAACCTGCTCATCGCTGCCGGCCTGAACGTCCCGAAGAAGAAACTCAAGCTGGACCCTGAGAAGGTCGTCAACAAGCTCATCGCCGTCACCATGGAGGACGATGAGTACGAGGGCAAGATTCAGTCCACCATCGGCGCCATCTTCCCACCCTCCGAGCTCGAGGGTGGAACTGAGGACGAGGACGAGGACCAGGACGAGGAGGAAGAGGAGGAGGAAGAGGAAGAGCCGGCGCCGAAGGCTAAGAAGGGCAAGAAGAAGAAGCCCGAGCCTGAGCCCGAGGAAGACGAAGAAGATGAAGAAGAGGAGGAAGAGGAGGAAGAGGCTCCTCCGCCCTCCAAGAAGTCCAAGAAAGGCAAGAAGCGCAAGGTGACCGACGAAGAGCTCGAGGAGTTGGATATCGACGATGTCTAATCGGTAAGTCACCCGGTGGTCTCCTGATGGAGATAGTGATAAGAGGCGCAGTGAACGCTGGCTGGTCCGCCACCAATCAGGGCCCCCGGGCTGAGGTTCTATCGCCCCAGAATCTCGCCCGGGGGTTCCTTCTAGCAATTTCCTTGACATTGGGTTGTGGGAGAACTTATCATAACGATGTGAGAGGCGCGATGTCTCGGGTTCTTTATCCTCGGTCAAGGGTTTCCCCGGTTTCCGCGCCTCTCACCTAGTAGAAAGGTCCACACCATGGGCAACCAGCGCGAGAGTCAGCTGAGTCGAAAGATCATGCAGGCAATCAGAGCTGAGGGTTACTTTTGTTTCAAAGTACATGGTGGACCTACGATGATGTCTGGGCTACCCGATATTATCTGCTGCGCTGAGGGGCTCTTCATCGGCCTCGAGACTAAGTTACCTCAGACTCGCAACGAAACCTCGCCTCGCCAAGTCTATGTACATAGTAAAATCAGAGAAGCTGATGGCATAGCCATTGTAGTTTGTTCAGCTCGAGAAGCGCTTCAAGTGATCCGTGATGCGATTGAGTCACGCAATCAAGTCGATATGCGCGATGCATCATCCTGATCGATTAGGGATCAAATCGGATATCATCAATCGGCATCTCTTGCGCGCGAATCGCTGCATGATTGATTGACCCTCAACACACGACAAATGAGGCGCCCCTAAGGACGCCCCATCTATCGTTGCTGCTCTCTGCTCACCTCCGCGACAGAGATTAGGCAGCTCGCTTCGCAGGTGTGGGTTTTGCTCGAGGGGATCTCAGTAATACTGCATCGGTAGTTGTAGCCTTCCAGAGACCGTACCTAGATGCGATGGCCACGAAGAAGGAAACTACTGAGTTCAGCACTGCCTGTTTCCAGTGGAAATTATCGCCGGCATTTGACCACTCGACGAAGAATCCATTGGCAGTACTCAATACCAGCGTGAGGATTCCCGTAACCTCAGATGGCCAATGTGCTCGGCTCAGCAGTGAGGACAGCAGGGGAATAATCACACTCACGATCAGCAGTACTGTTGTAGCTGTGGTCATACAACCTCCTAGGGGTGGATGATCTTATCCCGTGGGTAGATGTTGTCGAAGTTACCCGCGGGATGACCGGCCTTGGGGTTTGCGTGCTCGAGCTTAGGCAAGCTCACACCCCAGCGATTGGCGATGCTGGACAAGGTATCTCCTTCCCTGACTATGTACACCGCCTTCTTGGGACTAGCCGGCTTGGGGTCGATCCCTCCCGGCCACCGAATAACATCACCAACATGGATCACATAGTTGGGACCCTTGATGTTGTTCAGTCTCGCTACAGCCAGCCAGTTCGAGATTCCATGTCGATGGCAGACTGCGATTAGGCCGTCAGAATCTGAGGGACGAATTCTGTAGGTACCTCCACTGGGGATAGGCTTCGGCTTTGGCTTGACCGGCTTGACCGGTGGCTTCACCGGAGGCTTTGCTCCAGCCTTGACTCGAAGATGACTGAGAACATTGTTGGTCAACATCACGTTCTCGTCAGCACCCTTGTTGAACCAATAGTTCCCAGTCTGCCACACATCGATGCCAGCCGGCCGGTTCTTCAAGACGATCGCGATGTCCTTGGCTTCTGGCTGATAGGGCAGATTGTTGTCGGACCACGATGTAGACATAGTCTGCCAGCCAGAAACTATGACACCGCGCTTCTTCATCTCTCGGATGGCGGCAGATCCTGCGTAGAGTCCGACTTCGTAGTACCCCTGAAGCGCTTTGTCATACGCTTGGAGGTAGTCCTCGACGTCGTCGTAGCTAGCGTGATCGGGGGCCTTGTCCCAGGAGACGAAGATGACTCCGCCTTTGGCGTATCCCCTGGACTTCCAGAACTTGAGGTCTGCAGCACCATCAGCTTTACCTGCTGAGGCGCCTTCCTCGACCCGGTCTTCGTACCACTCTGAGTTCGCGATGAAGTCCCCGACCTGGGTAAGCCGAGCAATCTCATCAGGGCCGCAGAGTTTCCACTGGGTGTTGTCGTTTCCGTTACCTGCTCCTGCGCTGTACCGGAAGAAGAACTTTCCCTTTGCTTGCTGGAAGGCTTTCGTCTTGTCGGCATCGAGCTTTCCTCCGCTGTCGGTCATCCGGAAACTAGAGGAATCAATCCCTAGGTCTCCGGCCTTGGCAACTGCTACCATGTCAGTATCCCTTCGCAAGCTTCCAGGCATCATAGGCCACTTTGGCCTTACCTGCCCTAGTAATCCGGGAAACGATCGTACGCTCCCAGGGGTCCATTGCACTCATGAGATGCTGATCCTCAGGAGGTACTGGCTTCGGCGAGGGCGGAGTTGGTGTGGGTGCTGGCTGGTTGAGAGGCGTGAAGAAGGTCGCGTCGCCGTTCTGCTTCAGCAACACCTCGAAGTTACTGATAGTCATGAACATAGCACCCTTACGACCCCAACTACTGCTCCAAGAATTGTAGAACCAGAATTGCTCCAACTCCAGATCTACTTTCCACACCTCGAATTCGTGGCCACCTCGAACTGAGCCAGTGGGTTTGATCTCCGCCGTGATGCTGTTTATGTCGTCCATGCCGGTCATCCAGTTGACCCCTACGATGCCGGGGCCCTTCTGCAAACCAGCGATCATGTCGTCAGGGGATAACGCATGGGTATACCCGGTGATCAGCCCGAACTTCTGAGCCGCCTTGGCAACGCTGAGGCCATCACTACCCGTGTCCGTGGGCAGATAAGTACCTGAGTATCCATCAAGCACCGTTGCCTCACTGTACAATTTTACTGCCTCTGGTTCATCCAGAGTAAGAGAGTTGTCATTGAGCTTGGAGACTAGAGTTGAATAGAAAGGCTCAGTACCAAGAGCGCCGGCCATCGCGTTGCCAGTACAGCTGCCCAGGTCTCCCTGATCCAGGATGGGGGTCTTTCTTTCCCAGGCCTTGGTCACTGGTGAGTCCACCTGAGCTACACGATACTGCAGTGATCGTGAGTCGTGGTTGACATGACGACCGAGTCGCCTGTTTGGAACCTTAGTTTCTGGGATGATTTCTCGAGTAAGGCTGAAGGTCATTCTTACCTCTCAACAGATCAACGGGAATAGTTTGCAGATAGGGTCCAATACCCCTGGTGAACTAGGGGGTGGAGAGGGAGCAGGACGCGAAACCGTTCGGGTAGCTGTCCTTGACCTGGTCTTGGTGACAGTCCTCGTGCTACGACTGTGACTTACTCTAGTCTTGGTTTGAGTTTGAATCACCACCGGCGGTGTGGGTAATGCCTCATGAGTAGTGTGAGGTTTCGTGCGGGGGGTGCGCGAAGGTGATGCATGAGGCGAGGTTGATTTGGGAGAGCCTGGGGAAGTCGAGGGAGCAGTAGGAATTGGCGGTGGGGTATACGGACCGCACTTGAAGCTCGCCCGAACCTGATCAATCCTGAAGTTACCCGGAGGAATTGCTCGAATGATTGAGCAGATTGCACCGTTTACCTGAGCTCGTCGATCATTCTTCTCTTGCAGAATAGCCCAGTTTATATACAGGGATTCTAGAAAAACCAGAACTAATCCAATGATAACTATCCTCTTAGCTTGCCTTTCTATCCAACTGAGAGATTTGTCAGTTTTGGTTGGGTGGTGCTGGGGGGTCGGGGAAGGCCTGGGTCGCATTTGGTAACCTCCTCCCGGTACTAGGATCTATACGATAGATCATCATGATTCTCTCATAGTGATCGATCTTCTGGTCCTTCTCCTCGTTTTCTCTGCGTAATCTACGAGCCTCACCCCTCAAATCCTTCAGCCATTGTGGTTCAGAATCCCGATCGTTGTTACGATGAGATCTACTTCGGATAGCTGCAAAGTACCCTATCAAGGCAACCGTAACAGTTACCACCCCCGTGATCAACAACCCACCGTAGCTTTGCTCAGGCGTGGGCCCTTCAGCCAGGATCACGAGGTGGAGCATCTCACCCCTCCTCGGCCTTGACAAACCGTCTTTCTTCAGTAAGGTAAAGCGAAAGAGCTATCCATGCTACGAGAAACCACTTGGTTATACTCCCGAAAGCAACTGTATTTACTTGGATCCAGCTAATGACTACAGCCGCAGATATCCAGATGCTAACTACGAAAGTAGCAAATTGAACCCTCCTTGCTAGAAATCCACACCTTGCTGACGAGTAGAAAATGTATGCTCCGAGTATCAGCAATATAACTCCATAGGTGTGAAGCCCCCAGGGCATACGTTTGAGGATATAGTAACTAGGACCGTGAGCTACGGTGTTACCCCGAGCAAAGAATACGGCCCCGTCGAGGGTAGCTAACCCTGCCTCGCCCCAGGCCATCATACGCCAAAGTCCGTATGCATGTAACCTTAGGACTACTTCTTGAAACACCCTCATTATCACCTCACCCTTGGTCCGCGATCAGACCGCTAAGGTTACCCTGAGGTAGTGTACGAGATATCCAGAGGGCAAGTCGCTTAGACTCTTCCTGGTTGAGAGAGTCAATTTCCGTGGTGTACACGGATTCCCCCGTATCCGGATCCTCGGCTATGGCCAGAGACATAACCCGTCGCTTGACATACTCCTCTCCATAGTCCCCGGGTCCGAGGATCCAATCACTAACACCAAAGTCAACCCAGGGGGTATAACTACTCCAGAAGTCAATCGTAGAACTGGTTTGAGCCGCCAGAGAAGATTCAATGGTAGAACTAGCGATACGTCTTGCGTTGCTGTAGTTCTTACCAGATCCATCGTAAAAACCCTCTACTCGTCCGAACTTATCGAGAGCACTTACGTTGCCGACTACTTCAGCCATGTTGGTGTCGGACTTTGTTAGCAGTACTGTCTTAGCACTGAAATCTATGGTTGAGTTGGACGTAAGCACATTCTTACCCTTGCGGAATATAACTGGTTCGATCTTGGTGAGATGCCCAGTTTGCATCCCATCATAGTGGCTGTAGATCTCATCCTCAGAAAGCAGTCGTTGATAGAAAGCAAAGTAACCAAATCCACCCAAGTCCTTAGGTGTACCACTGTTGTCAAACTGAATATTCAGGCTAAGCTGACCAACGGTAAAGGGTGTGGCTACTTGAGTATTGACTACCTCTACTCCATCCATGTAGATAATAACAACACTCTGACCCGAGACATTATAGAAGTTACAAACCCAGTGGTGAGATAGCTCATCATTTCTTATGTTACGATGAACGGTCTCCCCGTTCTGGTTGATTTCAACAAAGATTTGATCGGAGTCAAAGACATCAAAGCTGTTGTCCCGAAGACCGAAGTCAAAGAAGAAAGCATCGTCCACAGCTGTAGAATTGCTGACACTACTATCTTCTCCTGCGGGCCACATCTCAAGACCAAGATCCCACGACGCGTCGTTGATGATAAACTCAAGGCAGAATCCATCTTCACCGGTGATGTCGAACCCTAAGTTACCACCTGGGGATAAGGAGTCTACATTGATTATTGACAGAATGGCTGGGTATTCCGCGGCCGCAGAATTACTGAGACCTACTAAACTATCGGCAGGAGGCTCCATCAAAGCGCCTGCTCCTACTGAAGCAAAGTATCTCCAGTAAGGATCAAAAACGAAGTGGTTCAGATCTATAACTACCAGTTCACCGTTGAGACCTGGGAAGTACTTCACAGTACCCACCGTGTCAATGCTTCCAGTCTGTACTGCCCCACGGAAATCAAAGAGTTCGTCAGGCTCAGAGTTCTGAACCAGAGTCAAGTAATCTCCCGGAGGGTTGAGCTCTCCTCTATCCACACCCCGGGTGCGCGCCGACTGCATTCTGAGATTCTCGTCGAACCAGATATCACAAGCGGTGTCGGTTACCTTATCGATAACTTGGTCATAACCTAGTCCATGATCGAAAAACCATTGTGCACCATCCCTCGACCAGACTCTACCGTAAGAGTCGAATGTCTCATCAAACCCTAGCTGGAATAGGTTGAACACCGTTGTCTGACCATTAGCTGCAGCCCGACTGACGATCTCGTTGTACAGCAGGGTTAGCATATCCCCCATAGTCCAAGAGGGTAGGACACCAGGATAGGGTAGCATGAGGTAGTTTATTGCATTAGACTGGGCAAAAGCTGTATGAGCAGCAGCCTCGCCGGCATCACTCAGGACATACAATCCACAAAGGATAGCCGCGGGGTTACTGTAATCAGGGGAGTCTTGTGGGTAGGCTGACTGAGCTGCGACGATCGTCACGCTGTGTGGCCCAGGAGCAACCCACGCGATGTCTGACTCGCTGGTAGTTTGCCAGCTGTTGGAGTAAACCCAAGGATCACCGTCTAGGTACGCCTGTGCCTCATCGTCTGCAGCTAAGTACATTTTGAGAGGCTGAGCGTAAGCTAGAGGATTGTTGATCACCGTTTTGAATACACAGATACCCTCACCTGAGGGGAAAGTATCTGGGGTAAAGGACCAGATCCAGAAAGCAGTGTTTAGGTCAGCAGGCCAATCGGATGGACTACCAGCCCAGGGGTTAGTAGCACCGCCAGTAGCAACATCTTGCCTGGCGATCTCGACCGGGATTGTCCAACTGGTTGTATCAAACCAGTGGCCTAAAGAAGCACTAGAAGCTACACCGAAGCTTCTCTTCTGTCTCACTACTGCTGGAGTAACCCTAAGATCTTGAGAACCTCGCTCCGGGTATACGATAGCTTGGGAGAGCCATGCCCCATACCCGCCTAGTCCCCGAACAATGATCCCCTCGGCAGAACCTTCGTCCGTTGCAACTATCGTAGGTGTATGACCACTGATAACCCAGAAGCCAATATAACGCCCTCCATCTTTGACTCTTACAATGTTACCCGGGTCAATTAGTGTCGGGTTAGCTGTCCAGGTTGCATCATCTAGCAGTAAGGTAAAACTACCTGCCCCTGGACCCCGATGTTCTTCTAGGTATGTCGGAGAGATACGACTGGGTACATTACTGATGAATTCACCGGTATCGTGAGCGTACACCTCTAGTTCAATTTTGGGCTTACTTTTGAGGTAAGTAAAGTTGGGTTGAGCTGGAATATGTACACCAGTCTCAGCAAAGTCTGAAGCAATGCTGCCATTATGGATCCACAGCAGTAGGAGGCAATCAATCTCATAGTTACTGGGATCGATCAACGCTGCCCGGATCGAGGAATTACACCACCCTGTATCCCAGAGAGGCTCGTCCGGATTGCCGTTAGGCCAAGCTATCTGTGCTATCCGATATTTGACCTGAGAGACAGCAGTCCATGTTACTCGTATGGGTAAGTCATCCTCTTGAGTAAATACTGGATTGCCTGAACCATCTAAAGCCAGAGCAGGACTAGTCCACACCGGGGTGGCTGGTCTCGCCGGCGTGTTGAACTGGATGACAGCAGGAACTCCCCACTGCTCTGTCATTACGTTCATGTCTTGGATGCGCAGGTAATAAAGATGCCCGGACTCAAAGTTTCCTGCCGGTATAGTTACGGTTATCACTGAGAAAGCTGAAGCCGTATAGATAGCTACCTCACTGTCCATGTTTTCCATGGGCAACCAGGTAACATTATCTGTACTGTAAGTCAACCTAGACTTCCAGTGATCAGCTCCGTTGGGCAGGTCTGACTCGTAGGTCCAAGAGATTTTGACCGGGTAATCTGGGTTGAGTAACCACCCACCGCCAGCAGGAGTTCGAAGAATTGCCTCTGGGTCTAGGGCAGTGAAGTTTCCGATGATAGGGGCTCGTGGTGTGGGTAAGTAAAGGAAACTTAGAGTTCCATTGTTCCCCTGAGCAGCGCCAGTACCACGAGTAGTAGTACCGTCTGGAATCTTTACCGGGTCGAAGAAGTTAGAACCACCACCACCAGCACCAGAGGAGTGGTCACTCGAGGCGTTAGCAGCTGAACCGCCACCCCAGTATCCACCGCCACCAGCACCGCCACCCCTTACAACCGACGACGCCGATCCTCCGCCATTACCACCTTGGCCTAATGAACCAGCTTGTCCCAAGCTTGATGTAGTTCCATTCGGTGCTCCGGCTGCACCACCTGCAGTCTGAGTACCGCCGCCACCGCCGCCAGTCGATGGGTTACCACCTGTAGCACTGCCCCCCGCAGCTCCTGTTGCTGCACCCCCTGCACCACCAGAACCTTTGACACCCGTAGCACCGGTTCGGCCAGTAGCACCTGCACCAGCGGCAACGATTATCCGATTAGCTAAGGCATCACCGCCTAGCCGTACATCAGTTGCACCGGAACCACCATAACCCGGACTTCCTCCTCCGGTGTTATTACCGCCAGTACCGCCGCCGTTGAATCCCGCAGCCCCGCCAATAGTAGCGCTTGGAGAACCTCCGACGCCACCGATACGAATTCTGAGATTAGTGACACCCTTGTCAGCTTCGGTAATTGCAAGGTCACCGATAACTTTACCGCCAGCACCATCTCCAGTAAAAGGACCACCCGCACCGTTGGCAACAATCGTTAGTTGATCACCGCAGTCGTTCGGGATGACAAAGTTGACAGCTGCGCCAGTGTAAACAAGATTGACAGTCTTCGGTACAAAAGCCATATCAGTTCCAGGTGGGGTAGTAGGTTACAGTGCCACTCCAGTCACCAGTATCTGATGAGGGTGTTATACTGTTATCTCCAGGAGCCAACCTGAACCAGTCGTTAGAACCACTATGGCTGGTAAGACCTGCGTAGTTATCCCCGTTGATCCTGGCAGATTGCCCTGAAAAGTCTATGAGGATGGGGTTAGTCACCAATCCAGACTTCAGTAAACTGAAGGTATGACCAGACTCAGTTGACTGTAGAGTTACATCACTGAACCCACCAACTGAACCAGTACCGGAGAAGCTAACTTTTCGACACTCAGCATCCCCAAGTACGGATTGAACTGCTGCACCAACTGCAGTATCTATGTCGAAGGTATCACTGTCCCCGTAGAAATAGGGGTCAGCTAGTCTCAGATCAATGGTGAACTTCGCCCCAGTCATACCCAGCATCGCAGGCGACAAACCATCAGCATATCTCGCGCGAGCGTCGGCCGTGCGAAGGGTGCGAGATTCGTCATAGAAGCGTTTGCGGAGCGTGAAGACCTTCCCTTGGTTATGAAGTATGCGCTTCAATAGGTTCCAATTATAGTTGAACTCCTCACGAGCTGAGGAGCCAATGGGGACGTCGCCATCATCGGTGCAACCACGAACCCACATCCCCAGGCCCATAGTACGAGCGTCAGCTACCCGTTCTGTTTCTCGCTCACCTGGTATCCAAGGAATCCGAGTATCAGCTCCCCGTAACGGAACAGGAGTCTGTCGATCGCCACCCCATGTCTCGATGTTCTTCGCAAAAGTTGCTAACGAGTATTCCACACCATCGATGGGGATGACTGACCAGTACTCTGCGGTAGTCGTCGTCATGGCGATCTCCTATCGAGTAGGACCGGCGGTTATGTAGTTGACCTTACGAATGGCTCGGGGCAAGGAGTCAGATGCAGTTTCCGGTGTGGGGTTGTTTACATTCAGGTTCTCCACGTTGAAGCCAGCATTACCCTTGCCACCATAAGTTGCTGCGTTCATCAAAGCTGCTCGAGTCTGGGCGTTTGCCTGAGCAAAGAGTCCAGCCTGCTCAACCGAAACCCTGGTGTTGAGTGAAGCAGTGTGCGCCGCAAGCATAGCCTTGCTTAGGTTCTGTACAGACTTCACTGCGTTTCGCTTCTGGTTGTCTACGCCCTTGTTGATTCCTCGTACCAACATCTCACCTAAGAAAATACCCTTCGTCGAGGGTGAGTGAATACCGAAGAATCCCATGATGTTATTCCAGATATGGGACACAAAGTGCTTTACCTTGTTCCATAACCAGGTAGCTAGGCTGGAAATCCCGTTCCAGATACCAATGGCGATATTCTTACCAACGGTAAGCATATCCTTGTAGAGGTCGTCAAAGGCGTTGAAAAGATTGGTAGCAATCCTCTTGAGTGTGTTGTAGACCTTGGAGATGATCGCCTGGATTCCGTTCCAGATTGCAGTAGCTGCATTCTTCAGTGGAACCCCGATATTACGCCAGATGGAGTTTAGGAAACTAGAGATGCCATTCCAAGCAGCTCTGAAGCCCTTCGAGATGGCAGTCCATAGAAGGGTGAAGAACTTTGCAATCCCGTTCCAGAATGCGGTGAGAGGGCCACCAATCACGTTCCAGGCAGACTGAAGAAGTTTGTCCATGAAGTCTACTGCAGCCTGGAAGATGTTACTAATGCCTCTCCAGATCATCTCGAAGAATGCCCGGATACCGTTCCAGGTTGCCTTCAAAGGACCAGAGATTGTATTCCACACAGCCCGCAGCGCTGAAGAGATGGCGTTCCAGGTTGTGGTAAAGATCAGTTTGATCGCGTTCAGTTGAACCTTGAAGAATATAACGATGGCGTCCCAGATCGCTCGGGCAACTGCCAAGACGCCATTCCAGATTGTCTTCAAGAATGTGACGACAGCATTCCAAGCAACTTCTGTTTGAGTCTTGATGAAGTCCCAGTGCGTAACTACCGCATCGATAATCAAACCTAAGCCAGGAAGTAGGATCGCGATGATAGCTTTCCAGTGTTCCTTGACAAACCCAATGATCGACATGATCGCACCGGAGATGGCTTTGTATACAGACTGGAAAGCGTCTACTACTGCCTTGACTGCGCTAACGATGGGATGGACGAAGTAGTGCATGAATCCGTCGGCGGTGGCCTTAGCAGCATCTACGATATAGCCGAGGACCTTGTTTAGAACATCCCAAGCACTCAGGAAGAAGCCCTTGATATCTGCCCAAGCTCCCTTGATGAAATCTCTAAACCCCTGGAAGTGCTTCCAGCAGTAGATGAGCACGATCACCAGTGCTGCTATAGCAGCTATCACCAAGAATACGGGGTTGGTCAGTAGAGCTGCAGCCGCAGACAGGAAGCCCTCACTCATTGCGATGGTTACAGCGCGAACCAGAATGAAGGCCGCGCGCAGATCTCGATACACCGCGATAGTTTTCAACACCAGGGCGATCATCAGAGATAGTGTACCCAGTATCAGTAGGAATGCTCCAAAGATACCCAGGCCATAGATAATGACCTTCTGCATAGTCGGAGATAGATTAGCAAACCAACGAACCATCCCCAGTAGTCCCTGAACTATCTTCCGGAACATATTCTGGAGTGGGCCACCAACCTGGATCAGCACCGTGTTGATGGTGTTCTTCAAGCGAGTCCAGTCACCCGCGAGGTTGTCCAGGCGTTTATGTGCGACATCAGATGCAGTTACCTTGTTGATCTGAGTCTGCATCTCGCCAAAACCCTTAGCGCCATCGCGCATAAGGATCTGAACCGCAGAAAGAGCTCGAGTGTTGAAGATCGTCTTGTTGATCCTCAGTTGTTCTGCCTCAGTATAGCCCTTCTCAGCAGTTTGCAGGATCTGGAAAACTTCACTCAGGCTCTTGAGGTGACCTTGTGCGTTGACGAACTTGTTAGCACCGTCGTCCGTTATGATACCAAGTTCCTTGAGCTGAATAGTAGCTGCCTTGGTACTACCCAACAATGAGATCATGATCTGGCGCAGCGAGGTACCAGCCGTTGAACCCCTGATGCCTCGCTGTCCGAGCAGAGAGATAGCAGTTACAAGCTCATCGAAAGATATACCCGTAGTAGACGCAATACCACCTGCATACTTGAGGGAGTATGCCAGGTCCGACACATCGATGATCGACGCATTCGCTGCACCTGCCAAGACATCTGCAACGTGAGCAGCACCCTTAGCACCCAACTGGAAGGTAGCAAGCTGCGAAGCCATGATGTTAGAGGCGTCAGCTACAGAAATCCCAGCAGCCTGAGCTAAGTTAGCTGTAGCATCGGCTACACCGTTCAGGATATCTTGGGTAGATATACCAGCCTTGCCGAACTCGACAAATGCGTCAGCCATCTGAGATGCAGAGTAAACGGTTGTCTTACCCATTTCGATGGCTTTGTCAGCCACCGCCTGCATATCTTTCTCAGACGCTCCGGTAACTGCACCGAAGTAATCGATCTTTTTCTGGAAGTCTGCCGCAGCAGTAACAGCCTTCTTGAACAGCAGCACAATCGGGAGAGCTGCAGCTACTGCAGCCACACCCACCCTAGCAAAGGCTGCCGACGCGCCAAGTAAGGCTGTCTTGGTTGCGGCATTGGAAGCACGTAATGCTGCGTATTGAGCCAATGCCTGCTTAGCACTTATCCGGATCTCACCGGAAATCGAGCCTGCAGTTGTCACGGCAACTCCTAAGCGAACATCAATGCGGGATCAGCGAACTGACCCTTAGGCATCTCGCCCTCGGGAGACAGCAATACTTGCAGCCGCGCCTGTCGTTTAGCCTCTGTAGCTTTAGCTGTTTTTGCCTCTATCTTGTCTAACTCACTACTTACGAAAGTGCCCCAGTAGTTGATTGCCTGGTCAAGGCAAAAAGCTGTATACCACTCAGAGACTCCTAGGAGCTTACTGGGTTGAGTGTTCCAGGACTGAGCCTCATTGTAGAGCAGCCAAGCTGTTTGCCTGTTCGTTACGAAACTGCTCAACATCGCGTGTGCCTCCTGTGCACACCCCGAAAATGAACATCTTATCCTCGTCGTCGATCTCGTCGACGTACAGGAGATCCTCGTCTCTGTCGGCTTCAGACTTGGGAGTTTTGTTAACAGGTGGATCCATGGCCACGAAGCAGATTACGTCGTCGACCATGTCCAGCATGTCTTGCATCTGCTTGGTGTCACTGGCGATAGCACTCAGGTCAAGCTGAGGCTCCACACCACGGTCAATGCTCGACTGAACCGTAGACAGCAGACTGTTAGGGATAAGACCGGCTTTCATGAAAGCCTGGAACCCCACCTTACGTACCTTCATGCTCTTGCCACTGGGGAGCTCGAGGGGCGGGTTCTGAACCTTCCAGCTGCTCACCGGAGTAACCTCGACGGGAGCTGCGGTCTTCTTTGGTGTGGCTGACTTACGAGGCTTGCTGGTCATCTGGTCCTCCTGGGGATCAATTGTGTGATACTACTAGCTACGGACCGACATCGATGGCGGTAACCGTTTCGTTCTGGGTGAACTCGTACAGCTTGAAGTCAGGAGCGTCCCCGACGTTGTTGCCATACCCCTTCCCCTTAGCCGCAGTGAGAGCGAAAGCCCCATTGGCGAAGGAACCCTCGAGGTCACCGTTGGCCTTGCACCGATAGACAACGGTGTGAACATCGCCGCCGCTGTCACTGATTGCTTGACCCTCGACCTCGAAGTACGGTCGCTGGTCTGTAGTCAACTTGCTGAACACCTTCATCAGGGCCGGAGTAGTGCCGGAACTCGTAGTGGTGCCGCCGGCCATGATCTTGTATGCCTCGAAAGACATACCACCGGCCTCGAGTTCCCAGTCCACGGTTGGCCCCGCACCATGCGAAGCGACGGTAGTGTCATCACCGGCGAGATCTTCGAACGTCTCTGTGTCCGTGAAGGTGAACGTCCGAGCAACAGGCAAATCTACCCCTGTCCCTCGAGTACCGTCCGCATCCAGCGGAAACAGTTTGACGTCACGAAGCCCGAACGGCAGTGACGGGTTTGGTAGCGTCATGTACATTACCTTTCTTCGAGTTACGCGGGTCAGCGAACCTGCGTGTTACGTACTCGCTTGTCGTGAGATCGAAGGTGTGAAGAACTACCACACCAGGCCGAGCACCACATGCCCTCCGGCCGCATTTCACCTCTAGGTGATTCTCGTCCAGAAGTTTACCGTGCATAGTGCCCTCACACCGCAGCTCATTCATAGTCGCTCCCATTCAATCCCTAAGGCTGTGAAGTTCGCGAGTCGATGAATGACGCGCAATGATATATCCTTATCGACCTCGACCCGTTCCAGACTTCCCCGAGGTAGTGCGCGCCGCACCCGTCGGGGTCGATGCGCTGGCGGTTGCTCTACCACTGGTTGTTCCGCCACCACCGCCCTCAGTCTGCGGGTCATCCTGACCCTCACCGGTGCCTGGGTTGCTGTCGTCGCCGATGTTGGTGAGCAGACCAGAACTGTCCTGAGGCTGGGCATCACGCTGAGCCCTCTGAACAGCCTCGTCACCCTCCTGATAGGCCACGAACTGGCCAGCAACCAGCTCATGCCCGAGGAGCGCCTGACCGACCTCGTTGGAGACTTCCAGAGCCTGACCCTTCGGAAAACTGATCGTCTTCTTGTGGTCAGCCCCCATCTTCTTGAAGTCAGCCTCGCCGAGAACTCGGTAATCCGAGGTCCCAACGTAGACAACCTCCATCATGGTTGTACTCCTAACCCCCGAGAATCCACTGGAACCTCAGGTAATTGAAGATTGCCTTGAGCGTGTCGTCGTTGAGATCTTGAGACCGCTCAAGGTATCGTGTGGTCATGATTTTGTCCTCAGGACTACCCTGACCCATGAGCAACAACTTTACCTGATCACCTATGTCGTCAACTCGAGAGTAATCCCCTTCCTCGTCGTAGATGTACACCTGGAAGAAATAGCGAGATGCTGGGTGATCATCAGCAAGATTCTCCGAGGTGTTGTTCCCGATGTGATACACGAGGTACGGCTTCGTGACATTCGCGGAAGTCATCGATGAGCTCTGAAAGATTCTATCTCCAACCATATCCTGCAGGGTTGGATCGTTCTTCAAAAGTCCAAAGAGAAACGACCTTCTACTCACTTACACCTCCCTCATCAAACCCCGTCTCTACCGCATGACAACGCCTCATAGCCTCGCCGGAAAAGTGCTCCAGTGTAGGCATGATTATGGCAAATTTACCAGCCTGAATCGTCTCCAGCCATACCCCATAATCTACTATGTGGTACAGTTGTAAGACAATTGCGTCGCCGTCCGTAAAGACATCGGCAGTTAGCCCAGCCCTGGCGTCACCGGTGATGTCGCTCCAGGGAGCATTAGCCTTGGCGTAAGCCTCAATGTCACCACTCATGTCATTGAGGATTTCTTCAGCATTCTCCCTAACATCGGCTTGAGCCAGCATAGGGGTCAAGGTATCACCCAGGAAGAAGAATCCAGCCAGTGCGCTCATACCGGTACTGGAGGGGCTTTATCTCCAACCTCACTACGGAGAATCCCGACCACACGATCGGTGTGGGTGCGATCATCCGTCTTGGGTTCTACCTCATCCACTATGTAGTGATTTCCCTGGTAGTCGAACTCATCATCTCGAAGAAGATCGACATCCCACCTGCCGATAATGATGTAACTTTGTACTGAGATGTAGCCCTCGGCTGTGTTATTCACTGACTTGGAAAGCCGCCGAGTAAACCACCCGATACGAAACTGCTGCGGAGCCAGGATGACGGGGGGACCTTTTACCCAACCACCCGCATCAGTCTGTATCTTCACCGATCGAGCTAGAGAGATCATGAGGGGGTCGGCTCGGATGAACGCATCCAGGTTCTTCCTAAGCATCGGAAGAGCCTTGAGATCTAGCATTAGAACAACCTCCGGATCCGTCCAACCCGAGTCCGACCTGCTGTCAGGATTGACCCCGCACCGCCATACTGTTTGACCATGTCGAGCGCGTGCTTGTGCAGGTCAGACATTTGACGAAGAGCATTGCCCTCAGTGACAGTGACTAGGTCTGCGTAGTACGCTGCCTTGAGTTGCCATCCCTCATAGGCAGCACGCCGAATGTTCCCGTCAGTGTCGTCGAGAATGCTCTGGATCTCTGCATCGGAGAAGTAGGTGTCTAGGTCGGAACCCCCCTCGGGAATTCTTTCACCGAGGAGAGCCCTCAGTTTCTCGTTGGGGGATTGCCACGCCATGACTACTCCTCTTCCCCCTCTTCCTCAGGGTGAGCCTTGTCATCCTCCTCGAGAGCCTTGACCGCATCGGACTTCTTGCGGCCAGCGACCACGACTTGGTCGTCGTCTTCGCGATCCTGGTTGCGCCTGTCGATCTCCGACATGAGCTGCTTCGAGGTCCAACTGTCGTAGCCGACCTCTTCGTCACCTTCCCCGACCGGACGACCCCAGGCGTCAACCTCCTGGCCATCCACAATGAAGGTAGAACTTTCGTTTACCATTGTATCTGTTCCCTTCTGAGGATGAGGGTTACGCGTACTGAGCCGGCGCGGCGTAGTTCGCATTGGCGGTGATCTGCATGACGTAGCCAGCACCGCGCTGACGGATACCGGTGCCGAAGCCCCGACGGTAGAACGAATCCACCAACGGGTAGTCGGACCGCTGACCCGGGATGATCTTCAGTCCCTGGTAAGCAGCATTCCTGTGCTCCCGGATGCCGATGGGGTTGGAGAGTTGATCCGGGCCACCGGCAGCGACGCAGGCGATGTAGCCAGGCGGAATGTACTCCTCCTCGACGATGTGGAACGGCCCGTAGGTGCCCACCTCGCCGGGAATCGCCGGCCCGTTCGGAATCCCGACGAGACCACCATTGAACGGGAGGTAAGTCCCGCCGCCGATGTTCTCACTGGGAATGAAGTCGTAGCTGTCTCCGCTGACGACCCGGAAGGTTTGAATAATCTTCCGTTCCTGCCGATTGACCCACAGCACCAGGCGCGTCCCAGTCTGCTGACCGTAACCATGCGAGATCATGTCATCCTCGATGGCGTCCAGGTCGTCAGAAGCGATCGCAGCAGCACCTGATGTTGCATAGTGCGAGTGGGTGCCGTCGAAGGTGTTGGTCTTCCAGGGCGGAGGAACCTCACCGTCGGCGTTGTAGAACTTGTAGACATTGACCGGAATGTTGCTGTCGGCCACACCCACCAGGTTGACCGGGTTGAACACCGTCTTCATGACCTTGTTGAAGAGCAGGCGGTTGTCCGCCTCCAGGGCCATGTTGTTCAGGTTGCGCAGCTGAGACTGGTTCGCCTCGGCGATGAACATCCAGGTGTACCGGACGGCCAGGTCGTAGAACTTGAAGTCGTAACCGCGGTTGAACGACTTTCCGCCGGTGATGCCGACCGGCTGGCCGTACTCGGAAGCCTCCTCGAAGTCCGCCTCTGATGGGACTGAGACGATGTCGATAACCTCACTCACCCGGAAGGTGAGGAAGTCGATGAGGCGGTTGCGCTGAGTGTTTCGCAGAGCAAGCGTCTGCTGAATCTCAGCCCACATCTGGTTCAGGTCGCTGCCATCAGCAGCAGCAACCAAGACATCGGATCGTTCGTTGAAGCCTTGCTCGGCGCCGGTGATCCTGTAGATCTCCTCGAACGTGGGCTCCACGAGAATGTCGTAGATGCTCCGATTACTCATGTGAGTCTTTTCTCCTTTCTGGTTCGAGGTGATCATGCCGAGACGAAGTCGCCGGCGCAACGAACGACGAGGCGTGTGGCCTCCACCGTCCACCCCACCTGGGGACCATCCGTGTCGACTGCGGACAGGGTTCCGTCGGCCTTCGCGTAGTACTTGGTACCGGCAACGAGGCCGGTAAGGCCGACGATCTCACCGTTGGTCATGATGTCAACGATGTCCCCGGCCTTGCCACCGATGGCAACCCCAGCGTTGACCTGACCTGCGATGTTGCCGAGATTCGGGGTCATGGGGACGTTCTTGACGCAAACGCCCACGAAACCCGACTGACCGGCTGTCCCGACCACTGCACGACCGTTAGCGTTCAACGACATCGCACGGGGACCGAAGTGACCGGTTCCGTCGAATACCAGGTCCGCAGCAAGCGGGGCCCGAAATCCGCCGGCAAGCGGTTCGTACTTGTCGTACTTCGGACTCACGATTTCACCGTCTTTCTAGGGTGAGTAGGTTACAGAGCTGGGTAAAGTTTCCGAAGATTCTCCTCAGTCTGCTTTTGCTTGTCGCCACCCTTGCCATTGAACTTCGAACCCGACTTCTCGTCTGCGCCCTCGGTGTCAATAAGGTGCTTCTTGCGATCTGCCAACGCCTTCACGGCTGCCTTGACAGTCTTGACATCGATCTCGATGTCGGAAGGATCATCGTCATCCTGCTCCACGGTGATATCCTTACGACTGACGCCAGTAATGGCATCATCGGTATCGATGAACTTCATCTCGCGTGCTACCTTCTCGATAGCCGCGTTCACTGCCTGCTTCTTCAGGCCCTCAGCCAACTTGGTAACTTTGGCGTCAGCCTTGGCCTGCGCAGCTTTTGCCTTCTCGACCTCGGACTTGTCCTTGTTGTCGAGTTCTTCCAGGCGCTTGTTGGCGTCACGAAGCTGCTTAGCTGCCTCCTTGGCAGCCTTGCGCTCCTTGGCTAGAGCTGACTTGAGACCCTTAGTATCACGCTGAGAGTCATCCTCTTCGTCAGCTTCTTCCCCTGCATCCCCTTCGCCCTCTCCAGAGGAGTCGCCACCCTGTCCGGAGTCGCCACCTTGACTAGCATCACCCCCTCCTGTGCCTCCCGTGTTTTCGGTACCCTGCCCGCCTTCCCCGGCACCCTCACCCTCACCTTCGTTGCCGCAGATGAGTACGTTGTGAGCCCACCAGGGTGTGCTGTTGAGACGCATCTCGCGCTCCTTCACTGGGACGTCCCGCCCCGCGCTTGTCGTTGGAGTGTTTGTCCAGCTTCTGTACCGGCACTCTCATTTGGACGACCTTGATTGTTGCTTTGATTCGGTGGCTTTCCATTGCCTCCCGAATCGCTCCCATTTGATCCCTGGGAATTTGCAGATATGAGCGCGACCTGTCGCTGCCGATCGATCGCTACCTGCTGCTCCTTATCGATCTGGGATTGAATGTCGTCTGGGAACACCCAACCCAACTCGATCATCTTGGTCCGGTAGTATTGAATGGAGATAACTTTCCGGTCAAGCATGTTGTTCAGCTCGTTGAGAGTGGTTGTACGATCGTCAGGAAGTTTATCCCCGATGGTAGCAAGGATATCCCCGTCAAGCACCTGATTCTCATAGATGCTATGCCAGAGCTTCCAATCGAAAAACAACTGCTGAAGTCGATCTCGACCTGCCTGGTCTCTCTCAGCGATCTTCGCGAGCGTGGGCATAAACTTGATTGCCAACGCAATACCACTCTGGGCAGTTTGTACATCCACACGGCCAAGGGCAACGTCACTTAGGCCGCCGGCCTCACGGAACTTCGACTCGATGTAGTTGATGTGGTCCATCGATGGCTTGAGGCTGGAGAGACCCTCGACGCGGCGGAAATAAGACCCGGTAGGTACTTCCATCACCTTGCCTGGTGCAACCTCCCAGTCAACCTCATTGCCTTGCTCGTCGACAGGGCGGCCACCGTCCGTCGCGTAGACCCCCAGGCCCTCGAGCGAGAGAGCTGCAGACTGGTCACTGGAAGCCTGTGAAATCCCCCGCATGAGCCCTTCAAATCCCCGTAACTCCGACGACCCATAGGGTTGACCTTCCCAAGCCATATTCTGGAACCAGTAGATCGGGATAGTGGTGATCGATGAGGGTAACAAAGCCTTCGGCAGAGTTGTGGTCTTCAACTCCGGCTTCTGCCCGTACCAGCTATCGTTCAGCTCGTAGATGCCCTCCTCACGCTGCACCCGACGCTGATTGCCTACCTTGACGTACTCGTAGGTAAGTTTCTTGAGATACTGCTGGTTATCCTTCGGGTTTACCCAGCACTGGATCAGGTGTACCCGGATCAACTTCGTGATGTCGTCCTCGTCGTAGACAGGGATAACATCTGAAGGATCAACGGAGTTCAGTGACAGGCGAGACCCAGCAGGCTTAGTTGGGTCAGCGGTCATGTGGAAGACAAAGTCACCCCTAGCAACCCCCGCATGCTTAGCGGTGTGGAATCGAGAATAGAACATCTCTCGTTTCAGCAACACATCCAATGCCGAGGTTGTGGCAGAAAACTTCTCAGGATCTTCTGACTTGATCTGGAGACCCTTGAGCAGGTAGTGAGAAGTGGTATCGACGATCGTACGCGCGTTAGGTATATAGATAGGATTCTCTCCCTCTAACACCCGTAGCGCAAACTGAGAATCGTCGTTCCAATACATCTCGTCGTACTTCAGGTAAGCAGCAACCCTCGCACGCTCTTCCTCAGGGTACCAAATTGGCCCCTGTGTAGAAGAGATAGTTCGAATTGTCGAGTAAGGGGTAAACCCCGTTTCCGGAGTTGCTAGTGTCATCGACGTGTCCTGACCTTCCCTTGTCGTGCGCGCCTAGTCTCTGAGGTGCGCTCCATGTGACCTTTGAAGAACCGTCCCAGTGCTTCAGGTCCATGGTTGTCTTTGTCCAGGGGCACTTCGCTGTCGTTCTGCACCTGAGATCGCTTCTCTGGCCACCTGTAACCAGTTCGCATTTCCCATGCGAGCTTTGTACATGACCTATCGACCTTCAGCTGTGGTTGCTTCTCCGGGTGCCCATCAGGAAGGTGAGCAGGACGAAGTTTGAGGGAGGATCGAATCAGAGCCAAGCGAGTCTTGATCTCACCCCCGGTGTTAGCCTTGGTATTCACCTTGAGAATACGACGAAGGATATTGGCGTCATCTGGGGATGATGGGTCAACGTAGATTGAGAGCAACTTTGGCAAGAGTACGTGGTCTTTGAACTCAAGCCGAGCTATGTCTTCCGTGTCTCGCAGCGTAAACCGCTCCTCACCAATGACATAGACATTGTTCCACTCGTCCAGTTGTATCCAGAGCCACACCCAGTCGTTGGTGTAGCCGAAGTCTACCGCGGCGTAGAGTGGCCACCGGCGGTTGTATTCGATGTCAGTAAGGTGGATGTCATCATCCCACTCTTTCATGACACGGCCAATGTTGTCTACGAACTCTGCCCCGTATTGTCGTCGGAACTCGTCTTCCGTAAGGTCGTCTTCTGCGTCGAGAATCTCCTGATCCTGGCGACCTCCAGGAAAGACGATCGGATTAGTCCAAGAAGGCGCCCGCATCGACCACCACGGGGTTTTCTTTGGGTCCTGTCCTCGCATGTAGAGAGAGTAGAGGAGTGAGTTCTCCGAAGCACCTTCAGGTACGCCAGATGCAAAGCTCCACCCCCGCTTGTCGGAGAGCGCAGGGCGAACGTAGTCACCCCACATCTTTCTACGATGCCGGCCAGCCTCGACGATGATAACAAAGTCGAGACCCTCACCCACCAGGGAGTCCGGGTGACGAGCGGAACGACACTCAAGATCGAAGCCCCACCGAGTCTTGATGTGCATGTTGCCATTCTCGGTGTTATTCAAGAACTTGGTGGATATCTTATCCACACCGAGGGCCTTGAGTGAGTCGTGTACTACCCGAAACTCCTTCTCGGCATCGCTATACTCAGGCCCGATGATCCAACCTCGACAACTGTCACCGAGGAAGTTCTTGACGAAGGCCATAGCTTCCGCTTCATGACCACCAACGAGAGTCTTGCCCCAGCGGCGCCCGTTGCACAGGACTCGATGCCGAGTAGAGTTGTAATGCACCAGTTGCTGCCCGGCGAAGGGGTGATACCCTATCTCTTTGAAGTACAGGTCCTTCCGAAAGATACGTCCCGTATCTGGAAGAGTTGATGTCATTCGTTATCGTATCCCTGTCGCCGTGCTTCGCTCTCGAGGCGAAGGTCGTCGTCCTGGTTGACATTATCCAGCCACATTGGCCGCCCGCCCTCAGCCGGCCTCAACCCCAGCATCTGTCGACGGTCGTCCAGGTTCGGGTGCTGGAAGTCGGTGTGGACCTCATCGCCAGTGCTATAACCTAGCCGCAACTTCTCACCCGCAGTAAGGTCTTCCTCAGGCTTCGGCTGAACTCCCCCGGCCAGGGTGGGCTGAACACCGCCGTACTCAGATCCCTGTAGTTGTTTACGGATTGCTG